AATTAGAGCGCTTTATGAATCTCTTCATTCATGTATATCTTTTGAGCAAATAAGTTAGGAATATGGCTAGAGGAAAAACGAAATTAAATCCTAAGACTAAGGAAAAGCTAACTTCAACCTGTCCAGATATTATGAAGGCAGCCCAAAAGGCTCTTCGCGATATTAGACGAGACTCTCTTCAACGCAGAGCAGATAGATTTCCTTATGATCCAGAAATTGCTGAGGATTTATGCGATGAAATCGCTACTAGATATGATCTAACATTGCCTCAAATTTGCGCTTTAGATAAGAGATTTCCAAAACCATATCATGTAACAAGATGGCGGTTTTCTGTTCCTCACTTCACGCATATGTATGCTAGAGCAATAGCAGAACGCGCGCATTTGATGGCAGAGAACGGATTGGAGTTGATTGACAAGGATGTCCTTTATGTAACAGATGATAAAGGAGTTACTAGAATTGACCCAGGAAGTGTAGCTTATGCAAGACTTAAATCGGATTATGTAAAATGGATAGCTTCAAAGATAGCCTCTAATGTCTGGGGAGCTGTTGACCAGATTGAAGAAATGATGGATAAGATTGCAGAAAAAACAGAACAGTTGGTTGCTATACAAAATGAGCTAAGAGGAAAATACGATAGGGATTTTTAAATGATTTTATTTTTAATTTTATCCACAATATCATTTTTTATACTTGGGTATAAATTGGCCAAAATAGTGAGGCCGTTTAAAACATTGGATGGATTTCTTAAGTATCTTCCATATATTTTTAATGCCTTTATAGTTTTTATGTGGGCATTCATACTTTCATTTTATCTAATAAGTAAATTTTTTAATACATGGTAATGCGAGGCCACATGTTCAAAGATGCAATCATAGTTACACTTATAACCCTGATTCTACTATGCCTTATTTTATTGGTATCTGTAGAAAGCTGTCATGCCGCAGTTAAAGAGGAAAATTTAGACAAGCATTCCCATATTTCAATTTTCTTTGATACTTGTGCATTTAAGTCATGTGAAAAATTTGGGGGCGATGCGTGGTGTCAAAGCACTGAAGGGGTTGGATTTAAAGTTAGTTTTAACTTAACTGGATTAGACAATCCATACGCCAGAGAGGCGTTTTATAGATGCATGGGAAATTATAAATCATTAGTTTGTGAGAGACCTTATAATCATGAATATATTGCCCAAAGACAGGACTGTCTAGCTAGACTATACAATCATGATTTTGCGTTAAAAAAATACACAAATGAAATATGATAATGAAGATGAACGCGAATACCTTCTAAGAAGAGAAGATTTAGCGGAAGAATTGCGTGGTTCATTCATACGTTTTTGTGATGTATTCTACAAAGAGGCCACCGACCGACCTTACCTAATCTCGGCTCCTTTAGGGCGAGAGCCTCATCAGATAATAATAGCTAGAGAACTAACCAAAATATTTCGAAATCCACATGAAAATGATAGGGTAGGGATAACCATTCCTCCTCGCTTAGGCAAGAGCGTCTTGCTTTGCTTATGGGTTGCATGGTGCTTTACGCATTATGATGACTGTAATTTTCTCTATATCTCTAATGCGCATGAATTGGCCTCTAGGCATACAGCTTTAATTCAGACCATCATGAAATTGCCTTTGTATGGCGAGTTATTCAATGTTTATATTTCTAAGCGCAGCCAAGCTAGAGACCATTTTGAAACTACCGGTGGCGGACATGTTTCTGCGTTTGGTTCAGGTGGCTCAATTGTTGGTCAGAACGCCGGTATTCCAAAACAAAATAGATTTACTGGTGCGGTTATTATCGACGATGCCAATAAGATTGAAGACGTTTTTAGTGATAAAAAAAGAGCAGGTATCAATGAAAACTATGAAATGACCATTAGGCAAAGAGCTCCTCACGGCATTCCAATAGTGATGCTTGCTCAGCGTTCTCATGCTGAGGACTTGCCTGGATTTATACAAGCTGGGAATGATATTAAAGATTGGCGATGGGTTATCCTCAAGGCGCTAGATGATGCCGGCAATTCAATTGACCCAGATATTTATAAGAAAGAAGATTTAATAGCGATGTCTAATAAATCTCCATATGTGTTTCATTCTCAAATGCAGCAAAATCCAATGCCAAAAGGTGGTTCTTTATTTAAAGCTGAATATTTCCCAATATTGACAGAAGACCCAGATATTCTCTGTACATTTTTAACAGTCGACACGGCTGAAACAAAAGACTCTTGGAATGATGCAACAGTATTTAGCTTCTGGGGTATATATAAGCTTCCAAATTCTAATCAATTAGCGCTTCATTGGCTGGATTGCATGGAAATAAGAGTAGAACCAAAAGACCTTGAGCCGGAATTTATCTCATTCTGGACTAATTGCTTAAGGTATAAACCGTCCCCTTTAATATCTGCCATTGAGAATAAATCAACTGGAGTTACTCTTGCTTCAGTTCTAAAGAAGGTGCGAGGACTTACGGTTTTAAAAATAGACAGAAATGCCTCTAGCGGCTCTAAAGGTTATCGCTATATGACAATGCAGCCATATGCTTCTTCGGGTTTGGTATCTTTTACTGAGAATGTACGACACGCAAAAATGTGCATTGACCATATGTGTGATATAACACCAAATGATTCTCACGCCCATGATGATATTGCCGATACTTTTGCTGATGCTATACAGTTGGCCTTAATTGACAAAATAATCTACAATGAAGGTCATGAAATAGACACGGGGCGAAAAATAGCTCAAGAGATTGAAAGCGATCTTCTAAGGAAAATTCAGCATGGCAAATATAGCTCTCAAACATACGGAACGACTTCATGAGCTTAAAGGAAAAGTTGAATCTTGGAGTAATTATTTTGATAAAAATATTAGACGATATAAGCACTTCATAAGGCTTGTTTTTGATTCTGCACTTACTCAACAAGACAGGCAAAAACTAGATGAAATAGGAAAGCCTTCAATAGAATTTAATATTCTTGAGCCTTACATATCAAGAATGAGGGCTGAATTTGCACAAAATGTACCCAGTCTTTCGGTGAGAGCCGCTGACGGATTTGATGTTTCTCAATTAACTCCACAATATTTAGAGACGCTTAAGGTAGTAGAAGCCCATGTAAGATGTCTATTGGCCTCCCACTCTAATGATGCTCTTGCTTATAACGTTTATACCGACCAATTAGCTGGCGGCTTCTCAGTCATTAAAGTTATGACTGATTATGTTAATGAGAGAAGCTTTGAGCAAAATATCTATCTTGAGCGTCCATTTGACGTAACGTTATGCGGATTTGACCCGTTGGCACGAGATTCTCATAAGGGGGACGGAAGATATTATTTTGATTCATATCCTATGTTGCGAGAAGATTTTGCTAGGGAATTTGGAGGAAAGCTTACCGATAATATGAAGTTCACTCGCAATATCGGTGGCTTTTCTTGGTCATATAGCAATGATAGGGAAGAAATAGTTCTGATAGCTGATTTGTATGAAAAGGTTCAAAAAGAATCAAAAATTATGCTACTTAGCAATGGCATGACATTAACAAAAGAAGAATATGAAACATTTTTAGCCAAGTGGGAGGAGCAAGGAAGATTTGAGCAGCCTCCTCAGCCTGTGGGAAAATATAGAAAAACTACCTTGTGTTCTATAGAGCGTTATAGATTTTGTGAAAATGAAGTATTTTCTCATGAAAAAACATTCTATCGTCATTTGCCAGGAGTATTTGTTGATGGGAATTCAATGTATATGTATGACGGAGACGCACAAAAACAAATGACTAGGCCATTTGTTTATCATGCTGAAGGTATTCAAAGATTAAAAAATTTCGCTGGCCAGACGCTTGCTAATGAGCTTGAAAACATGGTCATGCATAAATGGATTGCTCCAGTAGAAGCAATTCCCGAGTTTTATACCGAGGCATATAAAAACCCGCAAAAAGCGTCTGTCTTGCTATATAACATGATTAATCCTAAATATCCCGAAATGCTAGTCCCTCCTCCTCGTGAAGTAGCAAGAATTCCCACTCCTCCTGAGGTAACTCAATCATTTAGCATGTCAGATGAGATGACACAGGTTATTCTTGGTAGCTTTAATCAGATGGACGCAATGAAGAGAGCTGATTTATCAGGAGTGGCAATCGCCAGGGGCGCTCTTCAATCTAACCAAAATGCAGTTCCATTTTTAATGGGATATTTAAAAGCATTACAAAGAGTTGCCACCATATATATTGATTTAATGCCAAAATTCTATAGAACGCCGCGTAGTGTTCCTATTATGGATGAGGCAGGAATGAAAAGTTATAAGATTATTAACAAGGAGGGTTCATTATTTTTTAATTATGACCCTGATTCACTGAATGTTGAAATAGATGTTGGGGCTAATTTTGCAATGCAGAAAGAAATGGCTTTGAGGATGATTAAAGACTTATCTCAATCAATGCCATCCATGGGCCAATTCTTCAATCAGATGTGTATGCCAGAGATTCTGGATAATATTGATATACGAGGAATTGATCAAATAAAAGCCAAAGCGGCTCAATTTATGCAGATGCAACAACAACAACAAGCTCAACAATCTCAGATGGCTCAACAAATGACCTCTCAACAAATGCAATTGCAGCAAATAAAAATGGCACAAGAAGCCAAAAAGGCGCAAAGTCCAACAAGAGAACAAATAGATGAAATGAAGCTCAAGCATCAGATGCAGGTTGATGATGAAAACATACAGATGAAAGAACAAGAAATTCATAATAATTTCTTATCTTTAATAGCTCAAATTAAAAATGATGAGCTTGATAATGAGCTTAAGCAGTCTAGAATAGATGCTGAAAATGCTCGAAGTGCAATAGAGGCTGGAATTGCAATTGATAAACATCTGACTGATAAAGCAGATTAATTAATAAGTGGGGTGATAACATGATGACATTTAGATCAACATTTCCAGATAACGATATAATAGTTTCAATGAAAGATGATGGAACAAAACCATATATGTTGCCAATTACTAATTCCTTTATTAATTTTTTATTAGCAACGGGATATTCAGCCACACAAATTAATAACAGAATACCTTTGTCCGGTACCGATTATGAAGGGCTTTTGTGATATATGTGCTTGACAATATGTCATACACCATATAATCTTCCTCACTTAATTAAGGTGAAGAGAATAAAGTAATGAAAAAAGATATCCTAGAAAATCTTAAAAATAAGTTTGAAGAAGGAAAGGATTTTTTTACAGCTCGATATATTGATAATTTTTTAAGTTCTCTTTCTCCGGAAGAATCTTATAAAGATTTCCTGGATGATATAACTACTAATGAACTAAAGATACATGCTATTTCTATAGTAACAACTATTTATCAGGGGATTCTCACAATAGATGAGAATGACCCAAATGCGCAAGAAGCTTTTAGAATTATGTTGTGTGCTTCCCTAGAACATTTTATAAGAAATGTCTTGCTTAAAAATAAAATCTATTAAACTTTCGAAAAATTATGAGGTTATTATGAAAAAGACAGGGAATGGAAAGTGGATACAAAATGCTATCAAACATCCAGGAGCTCTTAGAGAAAAATTAGGAGTCAAGAAAGGCGAAAAAATACCAGCGAAGAAACTAGAAAAAGCTACTCATAGCAAAAATACAACAACAAAAAGACAAGCTATTTTAGCTGAAACATTAAAGAAAATGAATCGAAAAGGTAAAAATAAAAAATAATATGGACGAACTTAAATATTTTATAGATTCATTAGTCGAAATACTTATCAAGGAGGCAATCGAAAATGAAGCTAGATCAACTAAAGGAGTTTCTAGAAAGTTTTCAAAGTGATTATGATTTCGAGCTTGCTGATAGTAAATTGAACATATTACATGATGGAAGATTAAAAGGATGTGTAAAGCTGTGCAAGAACATGGGAATGGATGAGATAACAAACGAAGATGTAAATGTACCATGTGATAAGTACGATTTTGTTAAATTAAATGATTAAAAAATAACCAGGAGAGATGGTATGAAAAAGAGCAACAAAAATGGAATGGTCAAATGCAATGGCAAAATGGTAGAAGGCAAGAAAGAACCTAAATCTCATATCAAACAGATTGAGAAAGTTATAAGCAAAGATATTACAAAGAAAGTTAAGAAGTCAATGAAGAAGAAAAAATAATATGAATTTAAAAGAGATTATTGAATTCAGAGAACGTAAAGTAAGTTCAGATTATAGAGGATGGTATACTGAGCTTAGAGCTGTGATTCATATTATGAAGCAAGAGATTTTTGATGAGGATATGGACCCAGTTATCCTCGAGAGAATTAAATTGAATATGGCTCAAAAAATATATGAAGATTTATATGGTGATATAATAAAAGAAACATTTAAAATAAAGTCTAAATTATTAGAAAATTTTGGTAATTCTTATACATATGAAACTATTGTAAATTTATTTGATGGACTACTAAAGACGCTTCAACCATGAAGGACAAACAAATTCTATATCTAGATAATTTTACTTTACTATCTAAATTTTATAAATTGGTAGAAAAATTTTTAGAAGATAAATTTTGAGAGGAAAAAATGCTATTTAAACTAAATGATACAATGACCATTACTGAAGAACAGCTTAATGCGGTACTTAACAAATTATTGGAATTGCCTGGTAGAGAATGCTTTAATGCAATTAGAATTTTGACAACCCTTCCTAGGGCTGAAGAAGAAAAGGAATAAATAACAATTAACATGTAAGTAATTAAGATTTAACAACCCATCCTTTAATTGCATGATAAATAGTTAAATTTTATTTAATTTGCGAAATAAAGATTTAACAAAACGTTTTCCTGAAACCAGCAAAACGATAATATGATAAATAATATGCCAATCTTAATTAAAGATAATATTACAGTTTGTGAAATTAATGGAACCTATTTCCCAATAGGAACGAATGTCAAAGATTTAAATGATTCAAAAGTATATGTAAAAACACCTCTGGGTATAATGGCATTTGAATCTTTAGATACAGTCGAGGAATGTCTTAAGCTTGTTCTAGATGCGCCAATAATGACTCCATATCATGGAAATTCATTAAATGGCGACCCAGAAAAAGTTGAATTTTCCCTCCCAGAAAGAAAGAATATAATATGAATTGGAGAAGCCCTGAATATCATTTGCCAATAGCCTTTGAAAATGTAATGGTTCTGCTTGATAATAATAGTATCTATATTGGTAGATATAACGAGACAGATAAGAGCTGGGATATTATAAATTATGGGAATGAAGGGCCTGAATTTATAACATGCCAAGATGATGTTACTGCATGGAGATTTCTTCCTCAATTAGTTATAGGAAGGTATGG